TGTTTCTCAATCCACTACCACTCATCCAAGTTTTAAGATCACTTGTCATGTCAGCAATATCGGCTTTAATGTCTTTGCCAGCTTGTCTATCTCTTTTCCATTGTTTTGTAAATGGAATTGCTTCATCGATATCAAGATCTTCATTTATTATATGAGAAATTTTCATAGTAACCACCTATATTTAAAATTATTTATCAATTCAGGTATCTACTACGTCGATACCAGTTTTTCGCTATCGCTCAAACATATTTAATTTCTAAAATTAAACTTTACGAATGTAATGAAGTAAAGTAAATATTTCCTGTAGATTAATTTAGTCAGACGGAACCTGTTTACGGTTCCGTCGTCTCGAATTACTTCCTGTGAGTTGCATCAGCCGAGACATGGAAGCAGGTATTTGTTTATACACCAACTCCAGGGACTCTAGCCTTTTCCCTACCTGCGCTGACTTCAAAATATAGTGTATAAACTATAAAAACATTTTTAAGAAAATTTTCAAAAAACGCTTTTAGAGGTATACACTACATTCCTATCCGTACTCTCGTTCCTAGTTGTACGGTGTTTAGGAGCAGTGGTGTTTTTCGAATGACAGCAAACATTCTACGACAACCGAGCCAGGGTTCACAGCTCGATCGTTGTGTTACGTGCCCCGCATCCCTACGGGTTTTTCCACAGTGGCATTTACAAACCGGCCCACTAACCTTATGTGCTGTATTTTTTAAGAGATTCTATTAAAGCCTTAGAGCTGCCTACTCTTACACTGATTATGCCATTATAATAGTCATCGGTTTCTAATACACGCCTTAAAAATTGTTCTTTAGCCTCTATATAACTACATTCTGCCTTGCTTGTACAATAATAAAGTATTTCTCTTTTGAAGTGTTCTTCGCCTAATGTTTTTACATCTTGATTTAATCGATCATTTGAACCGTAGTAAGTCTGCCAATCTGAATTGATTTTTTCTTTAATTCGCTTTTTTACTTTTTTTCCGTTTTTCTGTACAACAGTTTTATAACGAGTTTTTGCAAACATTGCCAGTTTTTTGCCAATATACATTTTGCCTGTGGTTAGATTTGTGATAAGATACACAAAACCTATGCAGTCATCGGGTAAATCGTTTACTTTTTCCCCATTATATTGCCAATCCATACACTATGTATCGGTACTGCTTGGATTTTTCTTCGGTCTTGAATATCGCTGTTTTAGAAAGTTGTCTTTTCGCCTATCATATATCTTGTTGACATCATGCCAAGCACTGATTTCGTCTTTCAGTTGGTTTGAAATATTTCTAATTTGTTTTAGAACTCGTCTAAGATATATTTTTTTTACTTTTGTGGGTCTATCTAGGAATTCCGTATAGTTATTCACATAGTCTAGATATAACTGAGTAAGTTTTTCGTGAGTTTTTTCCATTTTTACTCCACTAAGTCCAAGTCGTTAGCATAAGTTGTAAATCCATTTTCTTTAATAACCTTAAGAATGCTGTTAACTCTTCCGATTAATTCGTCCTTATGACTAATTAAGAAAATATTTTTATTTCGTTCTCTTGCTATTTTTTTTAATACTGCCAAACTATTTTCAACACCTGCGGTATCCATTCCACTGTCAATAAGTTCGTCTATAAATAACAAGTTAATGTTTTGGTATAGACTTTCCCATACATCTCTAAATGAAAAACTTAATCCAAGTATTAGTCTGTTTCTTTCACCTCTAGACAAGTTGTCAAAGTCAAGATCTTGTCCAAGCAGTGATATCTCAACATTGAGATCATTTAAGAATATAACTTTATGCGGTAATCCTAGTGTTTCGAGGTACCAAGTTAATCGGTTATTTAAGTATGTAAGATTTTGATCAATGATTTTTTTCCTAATGAAACTGTCTTTGTTAGTTAACAATCGCAAAAGAAACTCTTGATGGTCTTTAAATTCGCTTAAACTGTTAATTATATTCCAATCTATAGGTTGTATAGCTGTTTTAACTAGATCATCTATTTGCTGTTGATAAGGATCTTCTTCAATTTCTCTATTTTCTAAAGCTTTTCGGAAATTTTCTACATTATTTCTATGATCGTATGCTTCTTTAATTGTTTCGTAATAGGTATTTGGACGATTTTCAATATTTCCGATATCTTTGATTTCTTTTTCAACCTTTTGTAGCTTATTTTCTATTTCTAGTCGATATGTACTTGTGTCATGTAGGTCTTTTTGTTTTGCCTTTAGTATTTCTTGCTTTTTGTGTTCGTGTAATGACTGTCCACATGCGTAACATATTGCATCATCTAGTTCTTTTATTTCTTTTTCTATTTTTACGATAGATTTGTCAGCACGACTTAGGCTCGGCTCTAGTGCAGAACGTTCTTTGTTTAAAGCATTATACTGATTAGTAAGATCTAACCAGTTTTGTAGTTTTTCGTGACTTTCAAGTTCTTCTTCTATGTCTAGTTCTTCTAGTTCATAAATTGCTCGTGCAATAGTTTCACAATCTTGACGTCTTTTTGCTTGCCATGCACGCTGTCGTGTCTCTAAAGTTTCAATACTTAGCTTGATCTTTTCGTTGCTTGATTGTATTGCATTAATTTTTAGAGTTTCTTCTGTAATTGTGTCTTTAGTTAACTTGATTTGTTCTTTTAGTGCTTCTGCTTTTTCAGAAAGCAAGGTAATACCTAACAACTGCTCAATAATTACACGTTGGTCGTTGGTTTTCATTGACAAAAACGGTTCTGTATAGGTATTAAGTGCTACAATATGTTTAAACATGTCGTGACTCATACCTAGCAAGCTATCTATTGTTTTTTGGGTTTCTCTACTGTCACCTTGACTCTCGTCTACTAATTCCTGTTCTTGATTGTTGATGTAGAACTTCATAATATTAGGTGATCTACCTCGCTCAATGCGATAGTCTATACCATTTTTTTCAAATCTTAAAGTAACCAACATACCTTTACTGTTAGTTTTGTTGATAAGGTTGTTTTTTTTGATATTAGTTAGTGCTTGGCCGTACAGTGCATAAGATAATGCATTCACTATTGTGGTTTTACCTGTACCGTTACGACTACCTGAATCGTCACCTCCTTGATCTAAGTTTTCGCCAAGCACTAATGTTAATTGTTCGGTGTTAAAGTTAACAGCTTGAGACACATTTCCCACGCTCATAAAATTTTTAACTGAAAGATCTTTTAATTTTATCATTTATAACCCGTTGTAAATGTCTAACAGCAAAGACTTGTCATAGTTAGCTGTGTCTAACTCAGATATTTCTGTTGCTACTATCTGATCTACCGATGAAAATGAAGATATGTCAACATCACTAACAAATTCCTCGGTTCCTTTCTGCGATATTAGTATAATCTCTCTGCACTGATACTGCTGCATAATTAGTTCTTTAATGTATATGGCTTCTTCATAAGCAAGATCAACATCTATTGTTGCTCTTAGATACATTTTAGGTTTTACTATACTTTCTGTTTCTTCTAGCAGCTTACTTAACTTCAGTGTTCTATATTTTGGACAGTTTTCCCAATCTATATACTGCGGCGGCTGATTGTTTTCTCTGTCGAGAATCATCATTCCCCTGTTGTCGTCCCAGGCATCGGCATAGTTATGTGGCAGAGCATTACCTATGTAATGTATTTTGCCTTGAATCTGACGTTTATGAAAGTGCCCACTAAAGACGTATTCAGGATATTGAAAATGATCTGAGTTAAGTTCGCCGGTGTCAGGCATCTGTACCATGGCATTCATATAAAAGTTTGGTAATTCAAAATGCCCAAACATATATTTGCATCGTATTTTTGGTACTTTTTTCCATTCTTCACCTACTAACCACGGCACTAACGCCACATCGTCGATTACGGTTATATCGTTTATAATCGTAACACCTGGGATATGTTTTGCAAACTCAGTAGACTTGATATCTCGTTTGTCTTTGTAATACAAATCGTGATTGCCAGAAAAAATAAAAAATTGCTCAAATGCAGAACCTAGTTTTTCTAAACTTCTTATACCTGCATCCATTGTAGTAAGATTTAAGCTGTTTCTATTGTGATTCCAGTCACCGCAGAAAATACCTGTTTCGCACCCGTGTATTTTAGCTTGATCAATAAACCAATCGACGAATTCTTCGCAATCGTCGTTGTGTGTTTTAGCATTACTTTTTAATCCAAAATGAATATCTGTAAAAACAGCGGCTTTTTTAAACACTATAACACTCCATTTTGTATAGAATACAATACAACCTATTGTTCGTCAACGATTAATTTTCCAAACCATCCATATAACGTTGCTGACTTGCTTCAAATTCTCCAAGCATCTGTCTTGTGTGGCTGGGATTCAAGTTGTTCATTTCTAGAATGTCATCTCTTATGTTTTGATTC